TCTTTATTAGTCGCACCAATTTCTTTTGATAATTCGTGTACTTTCATCCATTTTTCTCCTTATTAAAACAGGAGAGTAGCGCATGACTACTCTCCACAAAATCATATATTAGTTTGTAATTTTAATTTCACCAAACAGCTCGTCGATAACAACACCGATACCTTCCTGATATGCGATTTCAGCATCAACGGTCATATCTTTCTTGAGACCATCCATACCTGTTTCGTAGTAAATTACATCACCTTCGTTTACACGTTTGATTGGTTTGAACTCTGGATCGATTGGCATGATAAAAATTTTCTTGTTATCTTCAGCTGTGAAGATGCTCTCTCTTGTACCTGCTTTATTAACACGATCAAGAACTAAGCAATCATATCCTTCCCAAGAACCAAGCATACCGTTTTTATGTCTCTCATCTTTCATTGAATCTGAGAACATATTGTAAGAAACAGAGTTCTGTAATTTCTGGATTGCCTGACGAGTACCAACAAGAATTGCCTCTTTACCAGTTACGGATTTAACTAGCTCAATATGATCAACGATGGAATCTCTTGTTGTTTCAGACACATTTGTATCAAGAACCATGTCTGTTGGAAGAGACTCGTCCATAGACATAAATGCTGTAAACAGAGCACCAAGTCTGTACTGTTCAATAGATTTGTACATTTTATCTACTAAATCAGCAAAGTCGATTCTTCCTGTCTGGAAAGAAATAAAATCTGCGTATACTTTGATGACATAGAAAGATGTTTCAATACTGAAAGCTTTGCCTGGTTTAACAGACTGTCTAATACTTAATGTTTAACTTATATTATTCCCTTAATTTGTTATAAATTCCCAGTGGTATCCACCACATGTTTTTCTTCTTTTTTTACATACATCAATTACGTGGTTTGGACTTTTTATACCAAGTTTTTTACCAGCAGTAATTGCATCTTCAAACATAAGATCTAATTCAATACATCGAACCGGCGTGGTATCTTTATTTGGTGATGGTTTTCCTTTTTTAGATTCACTAATTGCCTTACAATGTTCTTTAGTTCTTGATGGTTTTTTCTTCCCTTTGCTTGAATTACTAATTTTTTTTCGTGTGTCATCTGATAATTTTTTCCCATATAAAGGATGATTTTCACCACATCTACTTTTATGATAATCTTTATCAGACCACATAGCCAAAGCATTTTTTCTTAACATTTCGATATTTTCTTCATTCTTAAAAAACTCTTTATGAGCTAAACTCATTTTTTTTCTACTCTGTTCAGAATATCTTGATCCACCATTTTGACCACCGGATTTTAAATTATATCCATTGTCTCTACTAATTGTATTGTAAAAATTAATCCAATAAATTTCTCTATCATCTAAAATATCAATATTACAATATTCTAGTATGTAAAATTTAAAATTGTTTTCACCATATTTATACCAAGAATTTTGTAAATAATCATTATAATGTCGTCCATGTTTTAATTCACTAACATGTTTTTTCCAACGTTCCTCAATATCAATAGATTGACCAATATACTTTTTACAATTTACAATATTTTCAATACAATAAATACCAGATTTTTTTGTTTCATTCATTTATATTTATCAACTCTTTTATATATTTATTTTAAGGAAATAATTTTATAGGGATCGTTACTCCCCGTTGAGTTATTAACTCCACATACTTTCATATGTGAACAGGCTATATCTTCATCCTTGTGAGGATGTGTACCATTTCCATTTAAGGGGATTTCACCCACTCACTTAAGCCGTACTCCTGTAGTAGATTTCTCTACGAATCGGATAGCCGTCGAACCTTCCCCTATTCGGGGCTTGGCTGCTGATTGCCCATTAAAAAAGATGCTAAGTCATAAACTCGCATCTTAATATCACAGTATTTAGGATTTAACCATGTACCATCTATTCAATTTTTTCTACTTTCGCAACCATCATGTTTAGACGTATTTCATTCTCGCATTGTGGTTTGAATAGCTTTAGGGGTTTCCAGCAATTAGATACATATTTTTTCACGCAACTCTCGCTACGCGGACGCTATTAGAGTCAACGTCATGATGATTTCCTGCAAATTTAGATACTGTCAGAAGAGAATTATCATTTACAAAGAACTGATTCTTATCACCATCTACAATATTTACTTCCTGAACATAATCCATGAAACGAGAATTTGCTGGAATACCAGAAACCATTCTGTCTACCAGTACATCTTCGATTAAGGAAGCAATTTCCTTATCATGGGCGCGCCATGCCTGTCTACGTTTCATATCAGAAGCTGCTTTGAAGTCAATTCCAAGAACTCTATCAAAACCATTTCTTAATACTTTCTGAGTATCTTCTTTAGAATATTTGTCGTATACTCTATGGCTTGCATCCATAGCAAGGCTAGTAAATTCAACAATATTCTCATATTTATTATCAAACTGTGCTAAAGTATTAGCAGAAAAACATGTAATATCTCTCATTTTTTAAATCCTCCTTTCAATTACGCAATGTTTTTGTTCTGGATTACAGAAACACGAACAATGTTGTAGAATGTACCGTAGGAGATGCTGTGGATTTTACCAACAAATCCATTTGTACCTTTAAGTGTATCAAGCTGTCCTACTTCAGAAGCAACCCAAGCACCTTTACCATCTACAGTTACTAAATTACCAACTTTTACCTGTTTAGCAGACTCATCTGTAAACTGATACTCAGCAATACCAAAGATGTCTGTGTGTGTATCTGGCTCCTGAATAGCATAAGTTTTTACAGGTTTGCCAGCTGGATTAGTGTAATTGTAAGCCTGAGCTTCCTCTGTTGTGAGAGCTTCTTTTACGTTTGCTGGTGCACCAGTAACTGCAATTTTCTCTCCAACCTTAGCGATAGTAGCATATTTTTCCTGTAAACCATTACCTGTGAACTCACCCATATGAATTGCAACACCATTATCTACTTCGATTGGTTTCTGGCTTTCATCACGTACTACCGCATCATACAGATCACCTACGTCTGTTGCTAAAAGACGAGAAGATTCAAAAATACCGTGAAGTTTTCTTTCACGAGCTTTTAAATTTGTATAAATCATTATTGTTCCTCCTTAATTAAGCTAATTTTTGTAATAAAAAAGATCGTCTAGTTGACGATCAAACTTTTAATATATTTATTTCTGTTTAAGCAAACCATCTAAGAAAGATGAATTATGTTCTGTTATTGCAAATGGCAATACTGTTGGTTTATTTTTAACTTCTGGCTCAGTATTCATAGCAAAAGTTTTGTGTGTTTTAACTAATTTACCAAGTGCAGCATCAGCCTTTTCAACCAGTTCTTCTTTTGAGAATTTTGTAAGGACATCTTTCTTCATAAGTGCTTTAAATTCATCTGTTTCAAGATACTCGCCATATGCTTCATCTTCAAATACTGTCATTTTATCCGCAATATCCTCGGCTTCTTCATATTTAGCAAGTTTTTCCTGAATAGAAGAGTAGTTGTCTCTCATAGAATTTAACTCTGCAAGTTCTGTTTCTGTAACAAACTCTGCAAACACAGATTCTCTGTCTCCGTTAAAAGCAACTACATCATCAGTTGTTGTGAATTTCTGTTTAAAATAATTACCCATATAAGACTCATAAATAAAATAATCATCATATGTACTTACAATCCAATAGCAATCATTTTCTGCCATTTCGATTGGCTCAAGTAAACGATACAAAGAACTGCGCAGGTCTTCATGAGATAAGGAGAATACTTTAGAAAAACTTTCAGTTCCGTTTTCCGGCTCTGGATCAGCTTCCGGACTTTCTGGTTCTTCTGGTTCTTCAGGATCTCCCTCTGGCTCAGAACTTCCTTCAGGATCTTCTGGATCTGCTTCCGGTTCATCTGTTCCAAATTCTTCCTCGAATTTTGCTTCAAGTTCTTCATCCATAAGAGAATCATACTCAAAAGTAATATCCTCTACAGTTTTATTATATTTAGAAAGTAACTCTTCAAATTTCATATTTTTCTCTGTACTTCCTCCTTTCTCAAAATCTTCTTTATTAAAAGTATCTATATTGAGACTGGATAGTGTCTTATTTAACGCTTCCAGCGTTTCAATTAATTTTGACTGTTCTGATTCTGGCAATTCATTTACTACAGAATTATTTGACTGTGAAAAATCTTTTAATCTAACATTTGAACCAGCCATCCCAGGCAGCACTTTATTTCCTTGTTCGTCATATCCAAGAATTGTAATTCCTGAAAAATAACCATCTTCAATATGTAATGTCTTATCTTTATTATCCCATGTCATTTGTTTGACAGAGATTTCTACGCTACATGGACATTCTCCCTCACGTTGGATGATCTCGCTTGCTTTTGTATATTCATCATATACATAGCCGTCAATGAATACGTTATATCTATCGTTTTCTTCGTCATAAACAAGTTCTGCATTATTTGTTTCAGGAACGTTACCAACAGCAATTTCGTCATAAACAATTTCACCATCTTCTTCATGTGCGTTATGAGTATAGAACTGTGGTTTTCCATCTACATCATGAATAAAACCAAGAATCGGGCGATTCTTAAATGTTGGAAGTAATTTATTCTCCATTGTTTCATAAGAGATTGTACTACGGTTAAGATTAGTCTCTGTATGACACGCCTGTAATCTCACCGGACAAAGCCCAGCAAGTGTCGGATCGTCATTTTCCTCAAATGTTAAATTGCCGCTAACCTGGAAAACTAATGGTTCACCATTCTTCTCTGCACTAAAAGTCATTGATTTTTTCTTTTTACTATAAAAATCATACAAATCATCAAGTGTTAATAATCGTTTGTTCAACTTTGCATTCCCTCCTTTCTCGAATTTTTGTGTATAAAAATACCACTCAATTTAGAAAAGAGTGGTCAAATACAAAGCATGTTGCTATATGTAATTTTTTTATTTGAATCTGAAAAATTCATATGTTTGTCATTTAGAAATGTATACATATTTCCATCATGAGAAACTAACGTGAAATTCTCTTTTAATAATTTTTCTTTTGTTTCCTCGTCAGAGGTTTTTATAAAATTATATCCCATTTAATCACCTATTCATTTGCCTTAGTTCCAGCGTTTTTGCCCCCGTCACGACTAGCCACACCCTCTGGAGACAAATCATCATCATTCTTGGTTGGCGCACCGCCAGTATTGCTAGAGCCGCTTTGTGTGTATGATGTGCTGAGTGGAATCATAAGATTCTTAATTCCAATAGCATTTTCAAACATTAATTTACAGTATGCATCGTATGGATTACCCATTAGGCTTGTCAGATAATCTAACGCAGATCCACCAACAGTAGCAGCATCCTTCATCGCAGATTGATATTCATCTTGGTTATACCAAGTGATTTTATGAATCATAAAAGTATATCCTTCAGATACACAGCTCTTTAAATAATGGTTATACCAAGATTGGATTTTATCTACAAACACCCAACATGTACTCATATCATTTTGTAATGCATGTTTTAATCCAACTGAATTAGTGCTTGTGCCGCCACTGATAACTAACTGTGATGCACCTGCGTTTGTGAAAATATTAGACGCAGACTGCGCTAATTCGTCATTGGAACTTGTTGTATTAGAGCGCGGAAATTCAATTTTTTCAATTTCCATAGGAGAATAAACTGTTCCGATTAATTCAGGAACTACAGAATTAATAAGAGATTGTATTTGCTGCACGAGTTCAAGAGATAATGAAAAATCATCAAGCTGATCTGAGCCATCTACCATAGGAATTTTACTAACAAGTAATACATAGTTCTCTAATGCATTACGATTGTTGATTAATTCCTGTAAATCAATGTTATCTAAAATAAGTTCAAACAGTGGGAGATAGTATGGGAGAGGAGCGTAGAACTCATCGTCTGGACATGTTGTTAAACAAAATGTTGTATTTGGATCGAGTCGATACCATTCGAAATCACGACCTTTAGATTTATAATCATTATACCCTTGGACATGTTGATCAGACCAACATCCGGAAGTATCACCATCAATTCCTTGCACATAGTAACTATTGTCACCCTTATCAAAATAAGCAGCATCAAAATATACAATCCATTCACCGTCTATCGTTTTACCATAAATCCTGCAATACTGCACATCCAATGGCATGAATACTTTTCCTTCTTCTTCAGAATCGTATAATTCAAAAACTGAAAATCCATCACGTAACGCCATATACATTTGGTTAAATGAATCTTTTTGTAAATTAAAAGATTTAAAATTCTTCAAAACAGTCTGATAATCTTTTAAAGCTTTGTTCCCGTTTATTGTTTTTGAAAAATCATTTTCTTGGGTAAGATTGTAATAATAAAGTGGCATAGAAGGGTAGTACATAAGAAGTTTTTTATACAACATAGAATATCTGCATAAGAATCTGGAAATTTCTCTTAAGTTGTCTTGGTTACTATTAGGAGAAGTAATATAAGTACGTAACAATTCTTTTGTATATGTGGTGAATGTTTTCGTAAATGACTTATTTACATTTCTCTGTAATAGTTCCTGAAATTTTGCAAAACTTATTCGTTGTGCAAACTCTCTTTTATGAGAAAAATCAGAATCATCTGTTTTTGTAATTACTTTTCTTTCTTCCAACTATATCTATTCCTCCTTTCCACTAGAATCTGGTTGTGCGTTTTGGTGCACGTATTGTAAAGTATTTTTTAATATCTTCTTGGGAAGATTTCGGTCTATTCTTTTGAGTAATTGCCTTTCGACGTTCACGCATAAGACCAAAACTACACATGCAAGCCGTATAGCTACGATCGTCATGAAGCTTTGTAGCTTTTTCTGGTGTTAATTCAAAAGAGTCTTTTCCAGATTCTCTTTCTTTTCTCACCATGTTCACCAATTCTTCCTTTAGAGCGTCAATATTTGCTAATGCAATTTTATCCATCCAATCTAACTTAATAGTTTTTGTATTGACAGATTGAATTTTCCCAAGCTCATCGTTTAATTTTGCTTCAAATTCTGTCTCATTAAGTTTTTCTTTTTTCAACTTTTTGATAATAGATTCTTTTGCAGAATTTAATTTTTCCTGATCGATATCAAATACAGTTAAATAATCTTTGTTATCATATGGCGCGGTAAAACTAATTTTGTCCTGATTCATAAGCTCGATCATTGCTTCATACATTTCTGATTTATACTTTGTAGGACTCATTAGATGAATTTTATCTACTGCATTTGGAAACTTCTTTACGTATTCTGCTGAGTATTCTTTATCAATTAACCCTCTATGCACAATACCTGCTTCATCCGTCCAATCTTCCATAAGATAATCTGCAATATTGACACCGCCACCACCGGAGCCGGCATCAATATACACTCCAATAATATTGTCATAATTATCAGCTCCGCCATTATAATCAAGAATTACTTTTTTTAAATATTTAATCTGATCCGGTGTTTGCATAGGAGATTTTATCTTTTTACCAACATCAATTAAGTTAATACAGTTGACAATTCTCATTCTTGTGTCTAAACTACCGTCTATTTGTTCAAAATTATATATTTCTCCAACAAGAATTACTGAATTATCACGACTTCTAGCAGGATCATACGATATGATGAACTTTTTATCTCCAGTATCGTTATACAACAATGGTTTTCTAACTTCTTCATTACGTGTGATAACTCCACGGCGAATAATAGCAGAACTTCCTGCATCTGTTGTAAATTCACAGAAATATTCACGACGTGCTTTTTCTGGATTTGTTCTCATATCAGCGTCAATTGTCGATTTTTCAAAAAGTGGAGCCATAAGTTGCCCGTGAATAGTAGGATGTAATGGTACTTCACATGTGATTTTTGCAACAAAGTAATCTTTGTCCCCCATGAACATTTTCTTTGAAAAATCTCGATATAATGCATAATACTGTGTAGAAGTATCAGAAGCAGAAGATATGTAAAATTTCTGGTTCGGTATTTCTTTAGGGATTGCTCTTAACCGAATTTCATCAATTCGATTCCCATCTCTGTCTTTACCTGATTTAAAACTTTTATTTACGATTGCAAATGCGGAATATACTGACATCATTTCTTCTGAAAGAAAGCCGCATTCATCAAAAATTATATTGCCCCTCATACCTCTTTTTTTGTCTATGTTAGAATTTAAAGTTTGAGTAAAGCTACCATTATAAGTGCTATAACTAAAACCATTACTACCATGTGAAAATCCATCACCGGCAGCATTTTTTATTTCAACTTCAGCTTTAAATATATAACCTGTTGAACCTAACATAGTGTCAATATTGTCATTTGCTAATCTTTCAAGAGTAGTAAATGTTTGCTCTGCTTGAGAACCAGAACCGCTGGCTATATAAGTCCAATAGTTGTTAAAAAGCATGTCTTTTGCCATAATAATTAAATCAACAAGTGTTGATTTTCCAAAACCACGGCTACAAACAAGCAGTACATTTGGACAAGTCCAACTTTGTTGAACAATCCAAGCCTGTGCATCCAATAACTCAATATTGAAAAAATCATTGATGAACCTTACTGGATTACACTGATAGTATTTTTGTAAATACGCTATTTTAATTAACGATTCAATCTTACGAGAAGACATTGCGTATATACCAGGCTTTACAAATACAACATCTTCTTGAATACAACTATCTGAATACTCAATAACATCTAAACTGTCATCAATATCTCTAAACCTCATCAGAATCACCATCGCTTTCTTCATTTTCTTCCTTTGAAGTTTCAGAGAAGCAGGAAAATAATTCATTTAGATTAATAAGATTCATATTTAATTCAATCTCATTATCTTTTAAATAATCTTTTATATCTAAATTTTCACGAAGTAATATCCTAGAGATTTCAATATATTTATCTAAATCTTTTTGTAATTGAACAATTTTTTCTCTTTGTTCTGCGACCATATCAGACCATTCAGATTCATCAAGATTTAAAGTTTTCATAATAGATTGATTGCTTAAATCCATTACTTGACTCATTGCCTTACATGTTTCTAAATCAAATCCATTTACTTCACCTTCTCGAAGATTTAATTCTTTAATCTTCTTAATCTTACCAGTCCATGTATTTTCACCTTTTTTTGCATTCTTATTATGTTTTAGTGAAATACAGCTGTCCTGAGCAAGACTTGTGATGACAGAAGTGATTTTTCCTTTACTTTCCTGTAGTGATTTGATTGTTGCAGAATTCTTCTCAATATTTGAAATATCACACATTAATTTAGCAACGGTATCATCAATTTTTGATTGCTGTAAAAATCCACGAACAATGGAAATAGCAGAAGCAGTACGCATCATATCTTCATTAGCGTCTTCGCTGGAATCAAGAATTCCCAATAACTGAGAATATAAGAATGGCTGATCTTCAACATCTTCTTTTTCAAAAGGATCATAACTGAGAAGTCTTGTTACATCCTTTTTATTTTTTAAATAATCATCATATGTATCCTGACCTTTGTGTTTATCTATTTTTGCATCTATATTTTTGTCAGATGGTTGAATATCAGAAGTAATAGTCTGTGTGAAAAAATCAGAATCAAAATATGTCATACCTACATAATTCACCATAGAAATCTGACGAATATAAGCTGTCCATACATTTGATTTAACTTTTCCAGATGCAAGATTTTCAGCTTCTTGGACACTTGAATCCCAAACTTTTTCTAAAAAAGGTTTATTCAAATATCTTAAAGCAAGCTGAACAGATGTTTTATCCGGCGGATGCTCAATTTTATCTTTTCCAATTTTCAATGCAATTTTCCTAGCACATTCACGACAAATTGGTGTAACACCGCTTTTACTCATAGGGTCAGTACTGACATAAAACTTATCTTTATCTTTATGTGTATCACATAAATGACACCAAGCACCATCTTTTAATTTTTGTACTTTTTCTTCTAAGGTTTCAATTTTCTTTTTAGCTTGTGCGACTGTTAATTTTGTCGCAGGTTCTTTTTCTGTCGCT